CCGGTTGATGCTAATCCAATAACACTTCGGTTCCCTTGGTCGTTAAGAAACGATGGTACAAAGTTTGCAAGTTTTTCTTGAACTGGCTTACTAATTGCTATCGCAGTACAAACCGCGACGACGAGAGCTTGAAACTGTTCATCATTTAAATTAAATGGATTTTTATTTTCGGATTTCTTCTCACTTCTTTGAGTAGGCTGTTGTTGTGCTTGCATCATTGGTGTTTGCATTTGCATTTGCGTCATTCGTGGATCTTGTGCCATCATTGGTGGTTCGAGTGGCCCTTCTGGTTGTCCCATTATATCTGAAATTGATGTAGAGTCCATTGTCTGTTTATTTTCACTCACATTTTTTTCCGCCATAAAACTCGGCATTTGTTGTTGTTGCTGAATAGGTGGTAGCTGTGGTACTTGAGATGGTCCCGAATCGTTTGGTATGAAATTAGTCGTTTGGTTATTAGTAAGGTTAACCATACCATCCCCGTTATCAGAAAGGTTCATTGTGTAAACGTCCGTCATATAATATACATGCGTTTTTCGTTTTTTTACGTTTACGCGTTAGCCTGGATTATTCACGTAAAGTATAGTTTGGGTACAAACAACCAAATGTTTTTACTATTCTAGGTAAATCGTTCAATTCATCATAATTAGACATGTCGTGATCAATATATACCGTTTTTGTTTCGTGACAAACATCGACCAATACACGGTACCCGTCGTCTGTGTTATATACAGTACCGGTTATTTCGTTAAACGCTGGATATACCAGTGATATATTTTTAGATGGTGGTACTTGTGTTATGTTTAAAGCCGTACAGATTTTTCTAGATAAAACTCGTATCATTTCTTCTTAGTAATTTTTAATGCAGTCGTCTTTTTAACTGTGTTACGATCACCTATTTTCATGTTACCGTGTTTTGGATTGAACATCTTCTTATGTGTTTGCCAATATTGAGGAGCACCAACCTTAAAGTTTTTCCTAATCTTTGCTTTGTACCAAAAAACACAATCTTCTATTCTATTACTCTTAGACGTGTTATCTAATACCAAACACTCGTAATTTTCAGTACAAGAATCCATAACTTTATTGAACATTTCGAACGTTGGAAATATACCAAAAAAGTTTTTATATAACTTCTCGCGATTTTGAATTATATTTTCACGTAAAATGAAAATGTAATCTATATTCGCCCTGAGTGCTGGTGGAAGATCCATACAGTATTGCATAGTTAACATGAAAAATATCTTCCAGTGACGACCATTCATAAAACATTGACGAATACACGTATCTTTCATAAATTTTGAATCGTACATACAATCGTCTAAAAGAAGAAACGCACCACAATTTGGTTTACCTGCACCCACGAGTTTCTTCTGTCTATCCATAACACGTTCTATTGCTTCTCTATCGTAATCTCCGTATATGAATAAGTCGGGTATATATTGTTGATAATAATGATTTCCTTCTTCAGTTGCTGATAAAACTATTCCTGCTGGTAAATGCTTTTTGTGATACAGGATATCAGTAACAAGTGTTGATTTACCCGTATTACGTTTTCCTATGAATACACACACTTTATCATCGGCCATACCTTCAGGTTTGAATTTTCGAAGTTGAAGATTCATCTAATCTAATATATTGCCTCGTTTTATTTTATAAAATTTTACTCACATACAATAAGAATGGCTGGTAGAATAAACCTTGCTATCACAGGAGCTCAGGACCAATGGCTTACTAGCGAACCCGAATTTTCACATTTCCTGATGAACTATAAGAGACATACAAAGTTCTCAACTGAAAATGTAGAAACTCCTTTCGACGGTGATGCAAATTACGATACATCCGTGGAATGTCGCATACCAGATAACAAGGGTGATCTTGTACGAAGTATGATGCTTAAATTCACTTTACCTCAACCAACGACACCTGATAAAACATTTATGGTGACTGCTGCTGATGGTAAATACTTTATAGACGGTGTTCAACAGGCAACATTGACTTTATACGAAGGTACGACATATACTTTTAGTGTTAACGCATCTAGTCACCCATTTAGGTTTTCTACAACAGCTTCCCCCAGTTATACTGTTTACGAGTCTGGTGTTACTGACCCCGGTACATCTACAGTGACATTTACACCCACTTCAACTACACCATCAATTTTATACTATTATTGTTCTTCACACTCGGGTATGGGTGGTCAGATAAACGTGAAAAGTCTTCGGTACCGTGAATCTATAGGTGCACAAATAATAGAATACGTGGACTTACGTATAGGTGGTCAAACAATTGAACGTATAACTGGTGATTATATATACATGTACAATCAAATACATCATACGAAAGATGATACTGATCAGGGACTTTATTTTCTAACAGGTCATGGACAATATATATCAACGAGTTCTGATTGGGATTATAGTGTTATGTTACCCTTTTACTTTTTCAGAAATTCAAGTTTATCTATACCAGTGTGTGCACTCACAAAACAGATGGTCGAAGTTGAATTGAAATTTAAAAAACTCGAAGACGTGACTGTTTCGTATACAAGAACAGATGGATCAATTTCAAACCCACCTTTGGATGTATCTTCATCAATCAAAAAATTATCACTCGTGACGGATTTCTTTTTCGTAACGGAAGATGAGAAAAATTTCATAATGTCGAGACCAATTGAGTATGTTATTACACAGCTTCAAGTGTCACAATTTAAATTAAAAGCAGGTATTTCTAAAAAGTCTGGTATGCTTAATTTTAAACACCCGGTCAAAGAAATGTTCTTTCTCGCTGTAAGTGACGATGTGTATAAATATAACCCAATAAAGAACGTTACAATGAAATTTAATAATAACATTATCATAAACGCCGATAACTTGATGTTAAGTTATGAACAACCCCTTAAATATTATACGGGATTAACCAATAATAACTTCGGTGTATATAGTTTTTCCTTAAAACCTGAATTGTATTACCCGACAGGACAAGTTAATATGAGTAGAATAGCACATAACTTAATAGAAATAGAACTCGATAACCCAAGTGCAAATTTCGGACATCAAGTGTACGTATACGCAATTAACTATAACGTGTTACATATAGAAAGCGGTCTTGGGGGTTTAAAATTTTAGTGAGTTATACTAGTAATGGCTGGTCGTATTCAATTAGAAACATCCGGTCCACAGGACGCTTTTTTTACAGATGATCCCGAATATACATACTTTATAAAAAATTTCGAAAAACATGCTAATTACGCACCGTTCATGACGGATTTAGATGTACACGGTGATTTGGAATTTGGAAGTACGCTAAGATGTACGATACCACAAAACCAAGGTGATCTCATAAAAACAATCAGTTTTAAAATAAGTCTGGATGCTATAGACCAAACCATAAAAAGTTCTTTACATGCTAACACAACATCTATTGAATGGAACGAGTCTATAGGTCATGCTATGATAGAACACGTAGAGCTTTTGATTGGTGGTAAAGTTATTCAGAGACTCACGAGTGATTTCTTAGCTATATACTTTGATAATTACGTGACACAAACCAAACAACACTGTTTGGCAAAACTCATAGGTAAACCACCGGATGAACTTTCAGGAACATCCGCTATAAGCACATCTATTGGTGGCTATCTATCGTCGTCCGCTCAAAACTTATTTGTCGATATACCCTTTTATTTTTATAATAACCCAGAACTTGCTATACCAATTTGTGCAATAGATAAACAGGAAGTCGAAGTTGTTGTAAAACTCCGTGATATAGATCAATGCATACACTCGATAAGAAGCGATTCTCCATACATCGGATACATTTTATACACGGGTTTGAAACCAAAAAATCTCATAAAAAGTTTCAAAGTTACGACGGAAATGATATCATTAACGGATAAAGAAAAGAAAGATATTAAAACAACACCGAAAGATTATATAATTACACAAATACAGGAAAGTTGTTCCCAGATAGAACAGAGTAGTGATCTTAATCCAGTCGTTATAAAACACAAACTTATATTTGTAAACCCCGTTAAGGAACTATTTTTTATAATTCAAGGTACCCGGAAAATTGTAAATGGTTTTTACAACGCAACCTTTGATTATGATAATTCGTACAGGGACCTCGATAGTGTATACATTAACTACGAAAACCTGAAGAAACTCGAACTCCAACTCGATGACTCATACCCAATAGAAGGTGCTACTGGTGAATGTATAAACTTACGGGCCGTTCAAAGTGGAATTCACCATTCAAGAACACAACTGTTTAGAAGGTACTATTCATATAGTTTTGCTTTAGAACCCGAAAGATGGTACCCTACAGGTCAGGTTAATTTTAGTTTAATTAAAGATCAGGATTTGAAACTAACTTTAAATGCAGAAGACGAGTGTAAAAGAGAACTTAGAGTTTTGGCACATAGTTATAATATACTCCGTGTAGAAAACGGTACTGCAATAACATTGTTTTAAAATGAATCAAGAAGAAAAAGATGCAACAATGCAACTATTAGAACAATTTCAACAAACTGCTATAGATGTAGTCCAACCTGTAATGGAACAGGCCATCGTATTTGCGGCCGAATATGCAAAGGCGTGTGGTCGTGATATCATACTCTCTAAAGACGTGGAATATGCGATGAAGTATTGTGCAATGAATGAGGTTGGTAAAAAATCAGGGTCATATTTTCCAGAGATTTATGACGAGTCTGAAAGTGATGAAGATGAAGATGAATTGGAATTAGAAGATGAAGAAGATATAGAATTTGTAAGATATTCCGGTCGTGAATATAAATTTGTTAAAATGAACATGTCGTACGATAATTGGAATACGTGGGTGCCGAAAAACCCGACAGAACAGATGTTAAAAAATGCTATAGATAGTAATGGATACCTATGAAGAGCCAGAAGGGTGGGTAGACCCTACCGATAAATATTTTATAATAATGGGCGATAATAGTTCATCGTCGGGTGACGATACAGATTCCGACACTGAAACTGAAACCGAATCCGAATCCGAATCTTCATCAGGGTGTGGTGCTTC